TGTTGTATTCTGCTTCGTTAGTTGGCTCACCTCTTACAACAAACTCATGGGTATTGTTACCCTTTTTGTTGAGAGATTGTATTGCTGTTGCTATGTCTGTCATTGTTTTCTCCTTTTAAATTTTATTATGCTAGTACTTCCATTAATGTAATACTTGATGTTCCAGAATTACTATCTCTTTGAACATTACCATCACCATCAACCATTCTAAATTGTACTTTATAAGTAATTGCACTCGTACTATTCGGAGAGTCTTGATGATTTATTCCAAATCCACCAGTTCTTAAAACAACATTACTTGTTTGATTCCATTGGTTAGCTTGATAGTTTATTAGTTCTGAACTATCTCTCATTAATCTAAAATCAACTCTTGCACTTATTCCATTACCAGTTTGAACACCCATAATAGTAACAAAAATATATATCTTACTACTTGTAGCACTAGGAGTAATGTTTGCTGTAATTCCTGTATCAGTAAAAGCTGAAGTTGCACCAGTACTATTAATAGCTACATTGGTGCTTGTTTGACCATATTGAATTTGACCAATCTTCCCTGTAGCAACACCACTAGGCAAAGCAGTAACAGAACTGATTGATTGATTATTTAATCTGATTAATGCCATTATGCTAGTACCTCCATTAGAATTATAGAACCAGTACCATTTGGTCTAAATAAACTTGAAGCATTTAAAGTTTTTGCATATAGATTATATGTTTGACTGCTTGTTGAATTAGGTGAATGTAATGTTTGTATGCTACAAGCTGGACCAACATTACCAAAATCTGTGTCATACACTGCAATTCTTTCTCTAAGATTGGTAGTTGCATTATGATAGATAGCACCAAAGCCAAGTGTACCATTTGAGCCACCATCCATTGTTGTTGCGAAATTTATTGTTATTAAAATTTTTGATGATGTAGATGAAGGCGTTATACTTGCTGTCAATCCTGTGTCTGTATAAGAAGTTGAAGATATATTTGTAGTCATACCACTATTTGTTGCTTCAATAACTTGACCAATCTTCCCTAAAGCTAATCCACTATCTAACTTAGCAGAGGTAATCGCACCATTGTTTATCTTAGCAGTGGTAACAGCATTACTACCTAACTTCGCTTCGGTAATCGCTCCGTCTGCTACAGTAGTAATTAACCCTGTACCATAATGTAATATCCAATCACAAGTATCACTTCCAGATACAGTGGTATCAAAGGTAATCGTACTCCCACTGACCGAGAAGTTCCCCTGTTGCACCACACCACTAATACTAATCAATAAGTTATTAGCACTAGAAGGTACAAAGTTTACGGAGGATTTCTGTAAGGTGTAACTTGCTGAACCATTAAATGTTAAGTTATCTAAAACTTCTACATTGGATATGTTTTCTGTTCCTCTACCGATATATGCCATTACTCACCACCCCCATTATCTGTAATGGTGTTTCCTTCCGCTACCCATTCTTGGATTGCTTGGTAGTGTCGGTTTGCTGTATCGTGAGGAACATTACTAATAGTTCCGTCTATAAATGTAACTCTATAACCATTATGGTTATTATCTATATCGTATGTTTTTTCTACTGTTTGTATCATTTATAACTCCGCATCTGCTACCCAATGACCTTCAATTAAACCAGCACCCCAATTGTAACCAGAACCGAAAGTAAAATATATTCCTACTTGTTTGTTATTAGTTGTCCAGTTGTTAGAAGATAATTGTCCTGAAGCACCATTTCTTGAATAATTCCATTGTCCTGAATTACCACCATCTTGATATGCAGTGATTGTAGGCGTTGCTCTTTTAACAGTTCTAAATGTTTGATTAAATGTCATATTTGAACTACCATCTGTTGTACCTGGAACTCTTGTTGCTCCAGTACCAGTGGCTGTACCTGTAGGAGTACCATACGCAAAACTTTGCTCAAAATATCTCTGACACCTTTGTAAATTCACATCAAAAGGTAAGAACTCAAAATCACTAGCAGATGTACCGACTTCTAGTTGTACTCCTGTGAGATAAAAAGTATTGTTATTATTTTCAAAAGTATTGACTTGACCGACTGCTCTATTTCCGTCTGCATATGTTCTCCAAGTTCCTGTCAAACTTCCAGATTGAAAATCAGAACCCGCACCTAACCACCAGTTAATTTGCATACCAGTATTATTATCATTACCAAATGCACCACTTGTATAACCTACAACAGTGATAGTTTTCTTTTCCCAAGTGTTAGCTGAGTTAATTGTATAAGAAGCAGAAAGTTGGTCGCCAGAATTATCATTATTATAAAACTCTACAATATAAGTTCCTGTTACAGTTGCCTTTACCCAAAAAGATAAAGTAACGCTTTCAGCAGAACCTGTTCCCCATTTTAAACTATTTAAATTTTGTGCTTCAAAATAATGAGCGAGAAGATTTAACTCCGAAGCACCCATAGCACCATCTCCTGTTGTGCTTTCTATTTTATAAGAATTAGCAAAACCTTGTCCTGTTGGAACATCTGTAGTTTGTGAATGACTAAAAGTAGCTCCTCCCACTCTAGCAAAATTCCATCTATCTACTGTTAAGTAACCACTTGATGTTGAGCCAGTTACGGAAGTACTCCTTTGTGCAATAGACATATCACCATTAATGATGAGGTTACGGAAGTTAATCCCTTGCTTAGATGCGTCTGCACCTAGTCCACTAAAAGGTATTGTTGATAATGCCATTAGATACCAAATGCCTCCTTGATTTCATCTACTGTTAATCCTAAATCAACAAGTTTTTGTCTTGCTGAATTTTTCTTATCAATTTGATTTTGTGAATAGGTTAAATCTGTATTATCTCTAATATTATCATAAGAACTCCCATTCCAAGTATCACCAATCTCGCCTGTATGGTCAGTTGCTATCTTTTGATTTTCATTATAGATGAAATCTGGAATATTATTTAAATCATCTACTAAAACAATATCTTCAACAACATTAGTTGTTTTATTTAAAATACAAACTTTAGCCATTTATAAACTCCTTAACTACTACGAAACCAGAGCCACCTGCACCACCAGTAGAAGTTCCTGTATCGTTTCTTACTACTGTTCCACCACCACCAGAACCTTTGCTTCCCGCAACACCTGTTGAACCAGAACCATTGGTTCTTGCTCTATCACTAGCCAATCCACCTCTCTCAAAAAATGAACTACCTCCGTTTCCACCAATAACTCCATCATTACTTGTTTCGCCATGATGCCCGTGTTCACCACTTAAATTTAAATCACCACCAGATGAACCACCACCATCAGCACCCCTTCTGGCTTCATCACCACCTGCATTAAAACCAGATGAGCCATTACCGCCACCACCTGTAAGGGTTCCTCCTGTTCCTGCAGGGCTAAATGTAGAATTTCCACCACTAGAACCACTAGTAGCACCATTTCCACCAGATCCACCAGAGCCAATAGTGACTGTTGCTGATGCACCTATCTCTGTTGCTGAATAAATTTTAATAGCTGTTCCACCTGCTCCACCACCACCAGATGCTAAAGAACAAGAGGTATCATCTCCGTCTGTACCTCCTGCACCTCCACCACCACCAGTGCAATAAACTTCGCAAAATGCCATTCCTGTTGTTGGTGTGTAAGTTCCAGATGAAGTAAAAGTTTGATAATTTATATTTGTTAATCCGTTTGCAGTAATGTCAGCTAACTTAGAAGTAGCAATACTTCCCGCTAACATATCGTTAGTAACAGAACCGACTGCGGGTGTCTTTGTGCCGACTGTTCTTCCTAAAAATAATATCCAACAGCTATCACTAGCAGAGATAGTTCCCCCTAGTGTTAATGATGTGCCTGATACAGTATAGGTAGATACATTCTGTCTAACATTATTGACAAAGACAGCGACATCTTCTTCTGTAGATACAGAATAATCTAAAGTATAAGTAGCACTTCCTGTACCAGTAATCTGTTGGGAAGCAATACTTAGATAAGTATCTGTAGGTTGTACTCCAATATATGCCATTTATAATTCCTTTAAGTTGAGATGCTATCAACATAGCTAATTAATACATCAACAGCAGAGGCAGTATCTGCGTAAACTTTTAAAACATCGCCTGACTGCATTACAATTTTTGATCCCGAGTCAATTAATTCTAATGAACCACCAAAAGCAATAGGTGCATCTTTAATTACATAAAAATCTGTACCACCAGAACTAATTAAAACAGTCACATTAACTGCTGTAGTATATTTATTTACACATCGAATAGAGATCAAAGCATCATCGGAATTTGAAGTAACCAAAGTTGTTGGTGATCCTGATGCGTTTGAGACCGATGAGCTATAACTTCTTTCAAAATCTTGAGCCATTGTTTCTCCTTATAAAGCTATTGCCATCGCCACAGCGAAACCAGCTCCAGCTTTAGCATCAATTTGAGTTTGTATGTTTGATGTAGCACCATTGAGATAACCAAACTCGGTGTTATCGACAGTGCCTGAACCTATCTTGGTAGCATTAATACTATTAACAGCTAAAGATATAGTTCCACTTGATGTCACTGGCGAACCAGTAATTGTAAATTCAGAACTACCACTATCTGCAACAGCTACCGAAGTTACTGTTCCTGTATTGGCTGGTTCGATAATTGTAAAAGTAATATTACTTGATCCTAAAGTTGCGTCAGTGTCAGTAGTACATAAATAGATTGTATCTCCATTGGTCGTACCTTCTTGAACAACAACAATCTGACCAGCTAATTCTGCTATTGTATCATAGTCAGTATTTCTTGTAGCAGTACCACTGGCCACCACATCATAAATACCATTCTCACTAGCATCTGATTGGTTTTTAACTAAAACCTTGTTTCCTGTAACAAGAGTAATACCATCAATCGTGTCGCCATTTTGTAGGTCAGCAGTAAGATCAACATTTGTAGTTGTTGCTACTCTTGTAATAATTCTTGTTTTTAATCCAGCGACTAAGTTATCGACATAAGTCTTAGTAGCT